CGTTGAAATTTCAACGGTTCATTTTTTATATATACGAATTATATACGAATTTTATCTAAAATTGATGTTGCTTTGCTTTCTTCTGCCGGATAAAAGTGGCTATAAACATTTAAAGTTGTTGCGATATCGGAGTGGCCGAGACGCCTGCTTATCTCTAGGATGTTAATATCGTTATTGGCCAAAAGCGATGCATGACTATGTCTAAAGTCATGGATCCTGATGTGGTGTAGCCCTGCTCGTTTTGCTGCCTCTTTGTTTACATTTTCGATGCTCGTGTCACGGAGGGGATGAAGGCCACCACATATATGATAACTTGCATTAAATCCGCTATATTGCTTGCAGTGTTTGAAATGTTCATCAAGAATGTCTGCTAACGGTCTTGAAACCTCTATAGTTCGATTACTGTTAATGTTTTTCGGTGGCGTTTCCCTGTCACCATTTCCAAGCTTTTGTGAAATACTTTTGTTTATTGTAATCTTCCCATCACGATAGTCTGTCCACCTCAGGGCATGGATCTCCCCCTTTCTTGCTCCAGTAAAGTATGCCAGGGCGAAAAATACATAGTAGTCGTTGTAGTTTCGCTCTTCTGAGATTGTCTTAACTTCTCTTATAAACTTAACAAATTCTTCTTGCGTATAAAAAAGGATTTCTTTTTTCTTTTGATACGCATCCCTGAAATTGCCTATCTTTATTAAAGGGTTTTTGTCTAGATACCCAACGGTAACAGCCCAGTTCAGCAAACCCCTAAATGCTCCATAGATATTCTTTTTCATCGTAAAGGATAAATCCCTCGAACTGATGTCGTTCTTCCATGAGACGAGCTGTTTTGAGGTTAATTTCTTGAGTTTTACATTGAGAGGTCTTATATATCTGTTTAATATCTGTGCATTCTTCTTGAGCGTGCTTTCTCTTATCTCGTGTTTTTTCGTTTCTAGGTATAAGTCTATCAGCTCCGGCACAGTTAAGTCGGAGGACTCCTCTTTAGTGGAATTGAGCATAGAGGCTTCGAATTTCTTGGCCGACTCTTTACCATATGCAATGCGAGTGATGGTCTTGTACTGACCATCTTGAGTATAATTAACTCTTATAAGGTATTTTGTGAGTCCATCTCGCTTTTCATTTGTCCTATAAATTGGCATGGCAACCTCCTTGATTTTGGGTACAAAAATACCCCTCTATTTGACATTCAGGGGCTGTAATGCTACAATTTGAGTGCGAATCGGTTGTATATTACAGCCTTATACATTGCCCTCGGTTTCGGCTGGGGGCTTTGTTGTTTTGAGCAAAATCTTAATTATAGTTTTTCATAATTAACACTTTGAGTGAAAACTTAATCATGCGTTCGGTTCTTATATCCATATAGACACCTAAAACATTGAAATCGTTGAGTGGAATACACCAACGCACTCGCCTATTACAGTCATCCCCTCGGCATCGGTTACAATCGGCTCATAGTCTGCGTTGCATGGGTTGAGTATGATTGTATCCTCTTGCCAAAATACCTTTTTGAGCACAGCCTCGCAATCAGAGTTTATTCTTACTGCATAGATTTTGCCATTCGTATAGTCATAAGTCTTTTTGATAAAAGCTAGATCACCGTTAAATATTCCAGCATCAATCATGCTATCCCCTCTAACACGCACGCAAAAATCTGCTTTTACTGAGCTGTCAATAAAGAAATGTCCTTCGAAGTTCTCTTCACACCAGGTTCCTTCTCCGGCACAAATATCGCCTAGAATTGGTACAGGCTTTGACGCTGGAAACGAAATGTTGCTTATACCTGTGAGGTCGGGCTCTGATGAGAGGTCTTCTAATCCTAATAATTTAGACGCTGTCAATTGGGCTTTCAATATTCTTACATGCTCATATTTATGTATCAATTCTCCTTCGGAAATTTTTGTCACTATTTGTTCATTTTTGTCAAGTATAATATAATCTCCATTATTTGTTTCTATTGGAGTATAGCCCTTCTCCTTAAGAAAATTTAACAGAAACTCGATAGTATCATAATAATAATCTATAATTGAATCCCCATCGTTGTTTATCCATCCCATTAAATATGCAGGACTTATTGCAAGAGCCTTTGCAATTAATTCAATTTTATCAGAAGGGATATTGGTTATTATATCATTTTCATACTTATAAATAGTTTGTTTGGTTGTTCCAATCTTATTAGCCAATGATTCTTGCGTCATTTTTAATAATTCTCGACATTCTTTTATTCGTTGACCAATACTCATCATTACACACCTCCTTATTTGTAACCTTATAATATCACAAAAATGTTTTTAGTCAATAAAAAAATGACTTGACAAGTTACAAAATAGGGTATATATTCTAAGTAACTTGTAAAGTTACAGAAAGGAGGGCTCGAATTGATTAATGTAAATGCATTGAAAGGAAAAATTGCAGAGAGGGGCAAAACTCAAACTGATGTTGCAAAAGCAATAGGTATAGCGCCTAAAACCTTTTATGACAAAATGAGTAAAGGTGTTTTCGGTAGCGATGAAATCGAAATAATGATTGACTATTTGAGTATCGAAGACCCAATGAAAATTTTTTTTGGGAAGTAAGTAACTTGTAAAGTTACTACACCAGCCGAGAAAGGAGGAGGGATGAAAGACTATAAAGAATTTAAATCTATACACGTTGATTTAGAAAAAGGAATCTATTTGCTTAACGGAGAACCAATGAAGTATGTGACAGAGATGGACTTAATGCTTGATGGAGAAAGATGGAGCCTTGGCATAAATAAATATGAATGGTTTAAAGAAGGCGCCAGACGATATCCTAGCTCTATTGCGAGAGCCATTCGTGATACTGGCGCAAGTATTCGAGGAAAGATGAAAGAAACCATTAAGAATGTATCAACAAAAGAATTGGTTGACGAGCTCGTAACGAGAGAAGGCGTCGAAATGAAGTATGCCGAACCGTACAAAGATTTAGATGTAAATGTCAACGGTCCGGCGATAGTGCTAATCGTTACAGATTAACCGATATTAGAAAGGAGCCACAAAATGAGATTTCCAAACGTGAGACCAGATGTAAAGACAGCATTTGAGATGTATCACTCACTAACATACTTCACATCCAGCGACGTTAAAAAATTATTTGGATGCGCAGGGTCTACTGCAGCAAAGATTGTAAAGCTGACTCGCGATGAAATGACAAGGCGAGAAATCAAGATGTACTGCGAGCATGACAACTATTTAAACAAAGACGTCTTATATGACCTAGCAGGGCTGGACATCAACAGCATAAACAAGTCATACAAGATGTTGGAAAGGAGGACACTATGAAAATTAAATCAATCATACTACCGACGCTTTTCATTTCGGCAGTGCTTGCACTGAATAGCATAGCAACTGCGATAGACCACCCTGAACTCTACAACAAGATTGAGCCTAAAGTTGTAAGCAACATACAGATTGATGTAAAGGGAATTTCAAACGAAATGATTGACGATATAGCGACTAGGAGTGGTGTAGACCCTAACATCGTCAAGGCAATAATCATGGAGGAATCAGGAGGCAACCCTAACGCAGTAGGAGACAACGGCGAATCAATAGGCTTAATGCAGATACAACCAAAGCACCATAAGAAAAGGATGGAAGAACTAGGAATCGTGAGCCTATTTGACCCACAAGAGAACGTGATTCTAGGATGTGCTATCTTGTCAGACCTATATGACAAATACGGTAACTACGAGGACGCGCTATCAGTCTACAACAGCGGGAATACTGAGGACGGAAAAGCTTATGCAGAAAGGATATTGAGCAAATAATGGACAAGAGCGCTTTGGACTGTATCGCAAAAAAATATGAAAGACGCTCCGAAAAGCGCCAATCAAAATCAACAACTTAATTATATCAAAAGGAGATAAAAATGACAATCAAAATCAACAAACTAGAAATTGAGAACGTAAAGCGAGTAAAGGCAGTAAAGATGGAACCTACTGCAAACGGTCTCACAATCATCGGCGGAAACAATGGACAGGGCAAGACCAGTGTGCTTGACAGTATCGCTTGGGCACTTGGAGGTAACAAGTTTAAGCCTAGCCAGGCACAGCGCGAAGGCTCAGCGATTCCACCTAATCTGCACATAGTAATGAGTAATGGCCTTATTGTCGAACGTAAGGGCAAGAACTCAGATCTAAAGGTTATAGATCCAGATGGAAACAAAGCAGGTCAGAATCTACTAGACAGCTTTATAGATGAGCTTGCACTCAACTTGCCAAAGTTTATGCAGCAATCAAGCAGAGAAAAGGCAAGCACATTACTACAGATCATCGGAGTAGGAGAGCAGCTCGTGCTCCTCGAAAAGGAAGAGCAAGACACTTATAACCGCAGACATGCAATCGGTCAGATCGCAGACCAGAAGGAGAAGTTTGCCAAAGAGCAGGAATATTACCCGGATGCTCCAAAGGATTTAGTCTCTGCATCAGATCTAATTAAAGAACAGCAGGAGATTCTTGCAAGAAATGGTGAGAACCAAAGGAAGCGTGAAAATCTTGCAAGCATACAAAGGATGCACGAGAAGGCATCTAGTGATGTTGAAAGGCTGAAGCTTGAGCTATCCGAAGCCGAGACTAAACTTGCTAACGCAATACAGGATTTAGTCATAGCAAATAAATCCGTTGAGAACCTCGTTGATGAATCAACTGCAGAGCTTGAAAAGAGTATCACTGAAATTGATGCGATTAATCGCAAAGTCAGAGCAAACCTGGACAAGGATAAAGCCGAGGAAGACGCAAGAGGTTACAGAGCCGAGTACGAGGAACTCACAGAGGCACTCACAGATGTTAGAAAACGCAAGGCAGCACTTTTAGAAAGCGCAGACCTACCACTTGCGGGCTTATCCGTTGAGGATGGCGAGCTCATTTACAACGGTTTTAAGTGGGATAACATGAGTGGTTCTGACCAGCTCAAAGTCGCTACTGCAATAGTGCGCAAGCTGAACTCTAATTGTGGATTTGTGCTACTTGACAAGCTAGAACAGATGGACCAGGAGTCACTAAAAGAGTTTGGAGACTGGCTCGAAGCAGAAGGCTTGCAGGCAATCGCTACAAGAGTAAGCACTGGTGAAGAGTGCAGCATCATCATCGAAGATGGATATGTAAAGGGTGCTGAAGCAGAGGAAATAAATACACCAGCTATCGAGGAATCATCGAAAGCTGAATGGAAATTTTAGGAGGCTATATGAATATCACTAAAGGCAAAATCGCAAAGGCTCAAAAGGTCGTCATATACGGAGTTGAGGGCATAGGCAAGTCAACACTTGCCTCACGATTCCCTGACCCAGTATTTATCGACATAGAGGGCTCGACAAGCAACATGGATGTTGCAAGGCTGGATAAGCCAACAAGCTATACGATGCTAAAGAATCAGCTATCATTCATCGCAGCCAATCCTGCAGCGTGCAAGACGCTAGTGATTGATACAGTGGACTGGGCGGAGAAGATGGTAATCGAAGACATCTGTATGGCACATGACAAAAAGGATATCACAGGATTTGGTTATGGCGAGGGATTTATAAAGCTAGAACAAGAAATAGGCAGGTTTCTCAACAAGCTATCGGACATCGTCGAAAAGGGCGTAAATGTGATCCTAACAGCACACGCGATTATAAGGAAGTTCGAACAGCCGGACGAAATGGGAGCGTATGACAGATACGAACTCAAGCTTGGCAATAAGACCACTGGAAAGACTGCTGCGCTTGTAAAAGAGTGGGCCGACATAGTACTTTTCTGCAACTACAAAACACAAGTATTTGCTGTAGATGACAAAGGGACAAAGCACAAAGCTCAAGGTGGCGAGCGAGTGATGTATACAGCACATCACCCAGCATGGGACGCAAAGAATAGGCACGGACTGCCATTTGAACTGCCTATGAAATACGAGAGCATTGCTCACATCTTTGATGTCAAGGCAGAGCCGGTCAAAACAGAACCAAAGACCGAGACTTCTGCTGAGCCAGTTAAAGCGCAACAGGAAATGCGCCCTGAGGATCCTATCTATGCTAAGAAGTATGATGACGCGATACCTATCTCGGTACAGGACTTAATGTCTATCAGTGAGGTCACAGAAGACGAATTGAGAGGCTTTTGGTTGAAGGTGGGACATTTCCCTAAGGACATGCCTTTTGGCAATGTACCACAAGATTATTGGAACGTGCTGATAGCCAACTGGGGCTCAGCACTTAAAGATATAGTTAACGCAAGAACAAACAAGTAATGAAAGGAATATTAAAAAAATGAGCAACATGAATTTTGACAGAGAGTTTGATTGGAATGACGAGATTAGCCAGGACGGTGGTGAATTTATACTACTCCCAGAAGGCGACTACAAGTTTATCGTTGAAAGCTATGAGAGAGGCAGGCATCAGCCACAACCTGGCGGAAAGCTTCCAGCATGCAACAAAGCTATCGTTAACATCATTGTAAAAACCGCAGAGGGAGATGTTAAGATTAAGCACAATCTATTCTTACACAGCTCGACAGAGGGAATGCTATCAGCTTTCTTTGGTGCTATCGGCCTAAAGAAAAAAGGCGAACCACTCAAGATGAACTGGAACGAAGTTGCAGGCAAGGAAGGTGTTTGCAAGCTTGGACAGCGTGAGTACAACGGCAACAAGTACAACGAGGTTAAGCGCATGATCTACGCAGAAGATGTTGACCTCACGAAGGTGCTCAATAAGGATGTACCAGGATTTGCACAGACAGGATTTAATGCGGAAGATTTTCCATTCTAAGGAGACAAAATGAAGTTAAGAGATTATCAAGAGGAAGCGAGAGCGGCTATAGCAAACGAGTGGGAGAAGGGAGTCAAAAAAACACTCCTGGTATTACCAACAGGGTGCGGAAAAACGATAGTCTTTTCAAAGGTCGTCGAAGACAGAGTAAAACTTGGGGAGCGTGTGCTAATTTTAGCACACCGCTCCGAGTTACTTGACCAGGCATCAGACAAGCTTGTAAAAGCTACAGGAATCTTTACAGCAACAGAAAAGGCGAAGCAGAACTGTCTGAATAGCTGGTTTAGAGTGGTAGTTGGGTCTGTTCAAACCCTACAAAGACCTAAGAGGCTAGCGCAGTTTGACAAAGATTACTTTGACACCATCGTTGTGGATGAGGCTCATCACTGCATTTCAGACAGCTATCAAAGAGTGCTAGAACACTTTAGCAATGCAAATGTGCTAGGTGTTACAGCTACGCCAGATCGCGGAGACATGCGCAATCTAGGATCATACTTTGAGAGCCTTGCGTATGAGTACACTCTTCCAAAGGCAATCAAAAACGGATACCTAAGTCCAATTAAGGCTTTAACAATTCCACTTGAGCTAGACTTGAGTGCAGTATCAATGCAATCAGGCGACTTTAAAGCAAGCGAGGTAGGCACAGCGCTAGATCCTTACATAGAACAGATTGCAGACGAAATGCTTAAGTACTGCGCAGATAAAAAGACCGTAGTATTTCTACCGCTAGTAAAGACATCACAAAAGTTTAGAGACATTCTAAACGAAAAGGGATTTAAGGCAGCAGAGGTTAATGGGGGTAGTAAAGATAGAGCAGAAATCTTGGACGATTTCAGCAAGGGAAAATACAACGTGCTATGCAACTCGATGCTATTGACAGAGGGATGGGATGAGCCATCTGTCGACTGCATTGTCGTCCTAAGGCCAACGAAAGTGAGATCACTTTACTCACAGATGGTAGGTAGGGGAACCAGGTTATATCCAGGGAAAGAAGACCTACTATTACTTGATTTTCTATGGCACACGGAAAGACACGAACTCTGCCATCCCGCAAGCCTTATTTGTGAAAATGAGGAAGTTGCTAAGAAGATGACCGAAAATATGGAGATTGCTGCAGGCACAGCGATAGACATAGAAGAAGCTGAGGAAAAGGCTGCGTCGGATGTAGTGGCGCAAAGAGAAGAGGCTCTTGCTAAGCAGCTAGAGGAAATGAGAAGACGCAAGCGCAAGCTTGTAGATCCGTTACAGTTTGAAATGAGCATACAAGCAGAGGATTTGTCAACATACATCCCTTCGTTTGGTTGGGAAATGGCACCACCTTCTAATAAGCAGATTAAGGCTCTTGAAAAGTGTGGAATATTCCCTGACACAATAGACAATGCTGGCAAAGCTTCAATGATTTTAGATAGGTTAAGCAAACGCAGAGACGAAGGACTCACAACGCCTAAGCAGATTAGATTCCTTGAGGGGAAAGGGTTTAAGCATGTCGGTATGTGGCAATTCCAGGATGCAAAGAATCTAATCGATAGAATCGCTGTAAATGGATGGAGAGTGCCTTACGGAATAAATCCTGCAGAGTATAAGCCTGAAGTTAAGCCTTACTATGATAAGTATAATACGGCATCAACACACATTGAAAAACACGGAAATCATATAGGAGTATATGATAATTTCGGAAACAATGTAAGCAAAGAAGTAGCTGGTGCTAAAGGTTTGTGGCTTCCTCATTCGGAATAGGAGATAAGAACAATGGAAAGAAATCATCTTGAACTATTACAACATATCAATCCATCGCTCTTGAGCTATCAGGAATGGGTGAACGTAGGCATGGCGCTTAAGCAGGAAGGCTATACAGCATCTGATTGGGATTCGTGGAGTGCACAGGACAGCAAAAGGTACCATCAAGGGGAATGCTTTAAGAAATGGGATGGATTTGCAGGAAATGGAAATCCTGTGACCGGAGGAACAATATTCCAGCTAGCTATAGAGCAAGGCTGGACTCCTCCGGAAAAAACATCTCATGAGTTGAACTGGGATGACGAAATTGGAAAAGACTACAAGCTCATCGATGAGGCGTGGCTTGAAAAGAAAGAAGTAAACGAGCCTGATGACTCACAGTGGAATCCTGTTAGAGAGTTGATTACTTATCTAGAAACACTCTTTGAAAGTACTGAAAATGTTGGCTACGTAACAGAGGTTTGGGAGAAAGACGACAAGTGCATGCCAGGCAAAGGCTCATATGACCGAACTGCAGGACAGCTCATCGAGGCATTATCTAAATGCAACGGTGACATAGGCGCTGTAATCGGCGATTACAAGGAGAAAGCTGGCGCATGGATAAGATTTAACCCACTAGATGGCAAAGGCGTTAAAAACGAAAATGTGACAGATTACAGATACACTCTAGTAGAGTCTGACAGCATGGAACTAGAAAAGCAAAATGCAATTATTAGAGAGCTAGAACTTCCTGTAGCTTGTCTTGTGTACTCTGGTGGGAAATCCATACACGCAATCGTCAAAGTAGACGCTAATAGCTATGAAGAGTATCGCAAAAGAGTTGATTATATTTACTCGATTTGTAGGAAAAACGGACTAGACATAGACGTACAAAACAGAAACCCATCAAGGCTTTCAAGAATGCCAGGCATTAGACGTGATGGCCGAAAGCAGTTTCTTATAGATACAAACATCGGAAAAGGCAGCTACGAGGATTGGTACAAATATATCGAGGACTTAAACGACGATTTACCTGATCCAGAAGGACTAGAGGGTTGTTGGGATGATATGCCTGAGCTTGCGCCTGAGTTAATTCACGGAGTGTTAAGACAAGGCCACAAAATGCTTATTGCAGGACCATCTAAAGCCGGTAAATCATTTGCTCTTATAGAGATGTGTATTGCGATAGCAGAAGGCTCTAAATGGCTAAACTGGCAGTGCAGCCAGGGCAGAGTTTTATATGTCAACCTTGAGTTAGATCGAGCATCTTGCTTACACCGATTCAAGGACGTTTACAAGGCAGTCGGAATTAAGCCTCAAAACATTAACAACATCGACATCTGGAATCTAAGAGGCAAGACAGTACCAATGGACAAATTAGCGCCTAAATTGATTCGTAGAGCGCTTAAAAAGGGTTATATAGCAGTTATCATTGACCCTATTTATAAAGTCCTTACAGGCGACGAAAACAGTGCAGATCAGATGGCTCATTTCACGAACCAATTTGACAAGGTGGCGACTGAACTAGGCTCAAGTGTAATCTACTGCCACCATCACTCAAAAGGCGCCCAGGGCAATAAAAAGAGCCTAGACAGAGCATCAGGCAGCGGAGTATTCGCAAGAGACCCAGACGCACTTATAGACCTTATAGAGCTAGAGCTTACAGAAGACGTATATTCTATGCAGCTTAATCAGGCTAAGTGCAAGGTATTTGATGAGGCTATTCGCTCAAATAATCCAGGTTATTATGACGAGCATGTTGGACTAGACGACGCCTTGAGCTTACCTCAGATTACAAGCCATGCAAACAGAGCGCTAACGCAAAGTGCGCTACTAAAGTGTTCTAATGAATGTAACAAAGTCGAAGACGAAATCAGGACGTTGAGTGCCTGGAGAGTGAGCGGAACCCTCAGAGAATTTGCTAAGTTTAAGCCTGTAAATATGTGGTTTAGATATCCAAAGCATGAGATTGATGAGGCTGGCATTCTCACTGATATAGAGACAGAATCGGCTCAGCCAACATGGAAAAAGGCTATAGAAGAGCGCAAGAAAAATGCTAAAGAGCAAAAGGAAGAGCAGCTAAATGAGTTTGAGATAGCTTTTTCGAATCTCGAAATGGATGGTGAGGTGCTCTTATCTGACCTTGCAGAAGCTTTAGGCTTAACATCACACAAACAAATTGGACTATGGTTCGGTAACGGAAAAAAGGCTCGTCCTGAGTACAAAAAACGCTACGAAACTTATGGAGAAGTTGGTGGTGAAAAATACATCAGGCGTAAAGTTGAGGGGTGTAGCAAACCATAAAAATATAGGTGAGCACACCCGGGTGGGTGCACCTACGATTTTACGGTCGAGTACACTGTTCAGACCGGGTGGGTGCACCCCTATACTACGTATAGGTGTTACACACCCACATGCAAGCATGTACACACCCCTATGTGGTGAGGCGCTACGCTTACGCCTCGCCCACACATAGGAGTGGTCATACATGCACCGCGCGAGAGGAGGTAAAATGATTGAATTTTTTATGGCGATGATTCCGCCAACAAAAACACATCAGGAAAAACGAGCGACAATTTGCTCAGATAGAAAAATTAGATTTTACGAAGATGAGGAACTAAAAGCAGTAAGGCAAAAACTAAAAGCTAACCTGGCAAAATTTAGACCCAATCGAAAAGCAGTAGGTCCGGTAAGGCTCGTAGTGAAATGGTGTTTCCCAATCAAGGGCAAGCACAAAAACGGCGAGTGGAAAATAACTAGGCCTGATGTGGATAACTCAAACAAGCTTTTACAGGATTGCATGACTGACCTCGGCTTTTGGAAAGATGATGCGCAGGTAGCAAGTCTGATATGCGAAAAGTTTTGGGCAGTGATACCAGGCATATGGATAAGAGTTGAGGAGCTAGACAATGATACCGAAAGCTAAGAAAAACAAAAAGCAAAAAAGACCAATCGAGCAGGTCCCTCGTTTTGAAATCATAAAACTACAAAATCTGCTGCACATCTCAATCATGGTCAGAGTTTTATGGACTGTCTACGGCTGGAGGGAAAAGCGCATAGGATATTTTCTTGAGGCGTACATGAGTCTGCTCGGAGAGGTATGGGACCAGAGGTGCACGGTCAATCAGATGATAGACGGCACGAAAGACATGACTGGTCACGATATAAGGCAGCTTGTAGACGACATGATTAAGTATGGGAGGTAGCAGATGAAGTGCGAACTATGTGGAAAACGAATCAATGAGTACAGCAAGTACAGTGCAGTAATAGCAGGCGAAGAACACTATCTCTGTGTTTGGTGCTATAGGAAGATTAAGAAAAGCAACGAGGTTTTGAGGGAGAAAAATGAAACGAAGTGAATTGGAAAATTATTTAGGCCAGCATGTAGAAGTAACGCTATTTGATGATTTTGCATATAGAGGCATTTTGAGAAAGACAGAAGAAAATAAAGACAGGTACGGCAATCCAAAGCATTATTTTTGCGAAGGTGATCAAGACAACTATATTTTTAGATGCTCACATGTAAAGAGGTTAAAGCAATTATGAAAGCAATACTAAAATATCCAGGCGCAAAGAACAGAATAGCAAAATGGATTGTTGATAATATCCCAACTCATAAGGTATATTGCGAGCCGTTTTTTGGCAGTGGCGCAGTATTTTTTAACAAAGAGCCGTGTTACAACGAAATACTGAACGACATAGACGATGAAGTCTATAACTTTTTTAAAGTGCTGAGAACTGAATCGAGCGAATTGGCCGAAGCTATAAACCTTACTCCGTACTGCAGGATAGAATACGAATCGGCGTATGAAAGCGCAACCGCAAATAATGATGTAGAGCGAGCGAGACTATTTGCGATTAAGTGTTGGCAAGGTTTTGGATGTGGAAACAAATATAAAAATGGTTTTAGACGAGGTATAGGAGTGACAAGTCCGAACCCAGCGAAAGCGTGGGGAGAACTGCACGAAACGCTAATCGAAGGAGCAGAACGACTAAAGAATGTGCAGATAGAGCATAAGGACGCAATCGACTTAATACAAAGCCTACGAGGTAAAGAGACTTTTATTTATGTTGACCCACCATACCTATTAAGCACACGAAAAATGCACTTATATAACCACGAACTAGACGACGAATACCATGTAAAGCTATTAAAAGTCTTATGTGAAAGTGACTGCAAAGTGATGATTAGTGGATATGACAACGACCTTTACAATTCATATCTCAAGGATTGGAACAAGCTGAGTAAAAATACTACTGCAGAATGTTCTGTTAAACGCACTGAAACAATATGGATGAACTATGAGTACGATGCTCAAGTGACTTTTAGTCAGAAAGGATGTAACGATGACAAATTATGACGCTATAGAGCAATTAACTAAGCTAAAAGGTGTATGCGAGCAGATGGGATGGTCAAATAATGTAAAAGCACTTGAAATGGCGATAAGCACATTAAAAACACCACAATTATGGACATCACCTTTACTACCAAGAGGAGCATACAACAGAAAGCGAGGAACAGATGAACGATTTTAAAAGCAAATTAGACGACTTATTAGATGAGCTAGAGCGCTGTTGTGCAAGTCAGCACTTTGAAGTAGCAGATGACATTAGAGCAAAGATACATAAGTTGATTGAGGATAAAATCAAGGAGAAATAACGATGAGATTAATAGACGCAGAATTAATGAACCAAATTTGTAATCACACATCATTAAGCACATGGATACCAACATCAGTAGCATTGCCAAACGAACCAGAACCTGTACTCATAACTTGGGTAAATAGAGCACCAGTATCGTATTACGAGGAAATTAAGGACGAGCCTATCACAGGTGTAGCAATTTACCACAAAGGACAATGGTGGTGGTATTCAAATTATTGCGAAGAGGTGCTATCGGAATATGGGAGAGCATCTGACGAGGACGCAATTGATAGAAATATTGATGTCATAGCATGGCAAACATTCCCCAAGCCATACAAGGAGGAGAAGTAATGATACCACAAGATAGACTGATAAACTATGCAAGCAATTTCCTTGAATCGGAAATTGAGAACATTGAGAAACTGTTACAGGATGAAGCAGTCAATGATGTAGGCAAGGAGCTATTGAGCAAGCTTTTGAAAGAATACAAGCACGATTTAGAAGTAATTGAAAGGGAGCGTTGGTAATATGCAAAAAATGACAATATACATCAGCGGTAGGATTACCGACTATGACGACTACGAGAAGACTTTTAAAGAGGCAAAAATAAAACTCCTTGACGAGTATCCTGGGGCAGAGATTATTAACCCAGCTGAAATAGTATTGCCAGAGGTCTGCGATTGGGATGACTACATGGCGATATGCTTAAGGCTCTTGGATAAGGCAACGCACATCTATATGCTGGACAATTGGGTGCACTCAAAAGGTGCTTGCACGGAGCATTTACACGCACTCAAGAATGGCATAGAAGTTTTATGGCCAGAAAGTTCGCCATACAGATAGGAGCGTGCAATGGGTAATAGAACAAAAGCGCTGAAATATATTGCAGACCATTATGGATACATGGGCCAGAAGGATATGCTAATAGAAGAATTGGCTGAGCTCATACAAGCTCTTAACAAATTCGAGAGGTATGAGCACGAAAGCGGCTTTCTTGCGAATCTGATTGAGGAAGTTGCTGACGTAGAGATCATGTTAACCCAAGTCAAATATTTGCTAGGGATTAATGAGCGCGTAGAGCATGCAAAGTTTTTCAAAATCGATAGACAAATAAAGCGAATCGAGGAGGGAAGAACGGAGCGAGGTGATAGCCATGATAGACTACGAACAGATTAAGCAGCTTAAAGCATTGCGACGAGAAGCAGAGGGGTTGAAGTATTCTATAGACCATGCCAAGCCGGAAGTAATCGCAGACTACTACAAAGACTATAGGAGTGGTCGAGGAATCCCAAAATCGCTTGTAGGAGTCGATTTTGACTGGAAAGGTATATCGAGTAGGGAGAGACGGTTAAAACGCAAGCTAGACGAAATTAGCAAACTAATTGAGGCTATCGAAAGGGAGATAGATTCTGTGGACGACCCAGATATGAGGACAATACTTCGGATGTACTACATAGAGGAGCGTTCGCAGGAGGAAACCGGAGGAGTCCTAGGATATGACAAGGCAACTATCTCAAGAAAAATAAAGGCATTTCATGAAAGTTGCAACAAATGCAACAAAAAACTGTGATATATTGTATTTAGCGAAAAGGGAATTGTGGCTTCCTCAAATTATTTCTCATATAATAACTCGCAGAAGGCGCTTGAATTGGGCGTCTTTTGTGTTGCTACAAAACAGACGAAAAGAGAGGTGGTGGTGTGGCAGGATATGACAATATCAGAGATGCAAATCAAAAACGAACGCCGCACGAACGCCGAGAATTGGCAAAGATTGCAGGAAGGGCGAGCGGTGTTGCGAGACGTCGTAAAGCAAACTTTAACAAGACACTAAATATGCTGCTTACGGCTGAGATAGATTCGCCTGAATGGAAGCCGTTACTCGATGAGCTTGGAGTTGATGCAACACTTGAAAGTGCAATGCTGATGGCTCAAATCAAAAAGGCTCTATCAGGAAATGTAAAGGCAGCTTATTTTGTAGCACAATATGCAGGTCAATCGTTTAACACCGATGCAGACAACAAAGAGCAAGAGGCTCGTACTGAGCACATTAAGGCACAGACTGCAAAGGCTAAAGGCGAAGACGTGCAAGAAATTGAGGACGATGGCTTTATCGATGCTCTTAGAAGTGAGGCGGTTGACATATGGGAAGACTAGTACAAGCTTTTAAGTTTAAGCCGTTTAGCCGAAAGCAGAAAAAGATTTTAACATGGTGGCTTCCGGAATCACAAGTGCATGAGATGAACGGTATCATCGCTGACGGTGCGATTAGATCAGGTAAGACGGTATCGATGGCATTGTCCTTTGTGATGTGGTCGATGGAGGACTTTAATGGCGAAAACTTTGGCATGGCTGGAAAGACTATCGGAGCTTTTAGACGAAATGTTTTAAAGCCACTAAAACTAATGCTCTTTGCTAGAGGATACGAGTTTAAGGATAGGCGAGCTGACAACATGCTAGAGGTCACCAGGGGCGCCGTCACAAATTATTATTACATCTTCGGAGGTAAGGACGAGCGATCTCAAGACCTTGTGCAAGGTATCACACTAGCTGGCTGTTTCTTTGACGAAGTCGCACTAATGCCAGAGTCTTTTGTTAACCAGGCAACAGCACGATGCTCAGTCGAAGGTTCGAAGTGGTGGTTTAACTGCAATCCGGATAAGCCTAAGCACTGGTTCAAGGTAAACTGGATTGACCAGGCTGCAGAAAAGAATTTAATCTATTTGCATTTTACGATGGACGACAATCTGTCTCTATCAGAAACGATAAAAGAAAGATACAGGCGCCAATTCGTGGGCGTCTTTTTTAAGCGATTTATTCAAGGGCTATGGGTTGCAGCAGAGGGGCTTGTACATCCTCAGTTTGCAGACAAGGCTCAAGCTTACGCAATAAGCTACGACAAGTTAATGCCTGTTGACGAAAATGGCAATCGCAAGAACGCACATCGGATAGTGCAGATTTATATCGGCATAGATATTGGCGGTACAAATTCACACACGCCGTTTGTTGCTACAGGATTTACTAAAGGCTTTAACAAGCAGATTAGACTGTACTACAAACGAATTAAGCACAGCAAAGGGACCGTCGACCCTGACAGGATTTACGCGACATTTAAGGAATTTGTTAACGAGGTCAGAGCTCTTTATCCAGGCATTCCGATTGTGGCTGCGTTTGTCGACAACGCTGAGCAGCTAATACTGAATGGACTTGCAATATACTCAGCGCGAAACGGTCTAAGGGTTAAGGTTGCAGGATGTCGCAAAACGGAATTCTCTGACAGGGTCCTTGCTTACAATTCAGTGATTAACACAAATAGATTGCTGTGGGTTTCGGACTTCTGTGAGCCGATAGCTGATTCTATATCCGAAATGGTATATGACAGCAAGAGCAAAAAAGAAGAAAAACTACTCGACGACTTTTCAACAGACGTCGATACATACGATGCTGACTACTACTCATGGAGTCAGTTTATTGACTATTTTCATCCAATGGAGGGATAAATGGCACACGTTAAAGAATATTTGAATAAACAGGGATATGACGTGAATGAGAAGGCGCTCGCGATAATGGACTTGTGTGATTCCTGGTACTCTAATGACATCATCGACAATTTTCACAACAGGGTGACAGTGAATAACGTAAGATACGAAATGGAGCGTACAGGCTTTGCGAAGAGGGCATGCGAGGACGATGCAAACCTTTGCGAGGTGGTAGACATTGTTACAAACTCAGAAGGCGCGAACGGATTTATCGAGCAACAGCTATCAAAAGACAAGTTTTCAAAAGCAATTCGTAGACAATTAGAGCTTATGTCTGCGCAGGGAACCGTCGGAGCTTATGTCAGAGTAGTTGGAGCTGATTTATTTGACGATTCTTCACTAAAAGGTGGCACGATAGAATTGATCTATGTTGAGCCTAGTGGAATATTTCCGCTAACAATCTCAAAAGGCATAGTTACAGAATGTGCCTTTGCTTCCGAAAATATAGTCAACGGCAAGACCGAAACGACCATTGTTACGTTCACTATGGAAGATGACAAGTATGTCTCAAGGACGGTGGTTTTGGATGTTGACGGCAAGGAAGTTGTCGAAAAGAGTTCAGAGGTTAGGCTGGGGGATGTTAAGCCGTTCTCAATCCTAACGACTGCGGTTGTTAATAACATAAAAGACATGAAGGGGTATGGATATCCAAAGATTTATGCAGCCATTCCGATACTCAAGAGTATTGATTTAATCTTTAATGTGCTATTTGGAGACCTGGACAAGGCTGACAAGATGGTGCTTTATAACGAGGCGCTGTGCGAGTTTGACAAAAACGGAAATGCAAAGACTCCAAATAAGCAGCATAAAAAGACATTCGTTTCGATGGGCGAAAAGCTGCCTAACTCCGACGACCTAATTCAGGAGATAAATCCAGTTATCCGTATTGACAGCATAACCAAGACATTTGAGCTTTCATTATCATTGCTTTCAACGATGTTCGGATTCGGTACACGCAAATACAGCTTTGAGAACGGACAGATCAAGACTGCAACAGAGTACATCGGAACAAAGCAAGACTCAATGCAGGAGCTGAACAAGCAAAGACAAAATCTGACTGACTATATTGAGGATCTTGTAAGAGCGCTTCTGTGGTTTTCAAACACATTCATGGAAACAAAGTATGATCTTGCAGAAGAAATCGTAATCACTTACGACGACAGCTTTATCACAGACAGACAGAGCGAGCTCGATTCCATGAGAGCTGACGCGCAAGCCTTTGGACTGCCGAAGCTTGTCAAAAGATATATACAAGATAAATACGGACTTACTGAGGCTGAAGCTGAAGCCTGGTATAGCGATGTGGAAGTCGATGACGAAACGGAGGCATAGTTATGCTATCCGACTATCAAAAAGAGCAATTAAGTGCTGAGATAATACCGATGTTCCAGGACCTGGAACAAGATACAATCCAGGACATAGCTCGAAGATTACGTAAAGCAAAACGTTGGACGGAATCTGCAGAGCTCCAGGCTAAGGCTCTTGAGTCGCTCGGTTATAGTCCTAGCGAAATACAGACGCGCGTGCTCGATAAATTGCACGCTGACAAGGATTTTATCGAGATGTTGAACGAGAATACTCTTGAGCATAAAAAACTTGTTAGAGAGCGAATTAGAGAGACTGTAGACTCAGCGCAAGCTCACGGAGATAAGATAATCGGACGAGCTGGCGATATGTCATTTGCAGATGATGTTGCATTTTGGAAGACAAAAGGTCAACACTTAAAATCAAGCCCAGCACTGAAGCAAATCTCCGCAGAAAGTTCCAAGCGTCTTGAGCATGAGCTCAAATCACTAACTCATTCTACAGGATTTAAGTTTATTGGAGCGCCAGTTTCGGTAGATCAAGCATTTAATCACTCAATGGATAAGGCAGTTATGAATGTTGCGAGCGGTGCTTTTTCCTCTGAACAAGCGGTCGAGCAAGTCGTTTCAGACCTCGAAAAAAGTGGACTAAGGTACGTAAACTATGCTTCAGGCATCACTAGAGGTATAGACGTAGCTGCACATTTAGCAGTCAGAACGACTTTAAATCAAATGGCAGCAGATATATCAATGAGTAACGCAGAACAGCTTGGAACGGATTTGGTCGAGGTTTCTTCACACGGTGGAGCACGAGACGGAGACGGACACGCAAATCATGCAGGATGGCAGGGTAAAGTCTACAGCATAAGCGGAAAGGCTCATCCGAAAGAAAGTAAGCGACTAGGCTATAAGATTTTAAGCCTGGAAGCAGTGACAGGTTATCCGCACGATCCAGCAGGATTATGTGGGTATAACTGCAAGCATACGTTTTATCCATTCATCGAAGGAATCTCAGACCCTACTCCAATCGAAAAGGAGCCTGAGCCTGTTAAGGTCGATGGCAGAACATACACGTTTTATCAGGCAACACAATACCAGCGCAGGCTTGAAAGGGAACTAAGGGAGTTCAAAAGACAATATCTAGGCGGACAGAATATGACTGCTGCCATTACAGCAAAAGAACAGCAGTACGCTCGATTTTGCGAGAAAGCAGGGCTCAAACAGAACCTTAATAGGCTTTATGTTAAGGGCTACAAGAGAGATTTTGAGTATATAAAGCCCTTGATATCAAAGCCTAAAAATGATATAATCGAATCAAAAAGAAGTATTATCCACTTAAGCAAAAAAGAAGATTTGTCAAATTATGAGTTGACGAAGATTGCTCCGGCACAAAATAAGCATGTAGTAGGTACAAATTCGTATAAAAACTTATCAGAGACAAAAGAATATCCTCCTTCATATTTGACAATCCCACAGCATAAAATATCTGAGCTTGTAACGGAATATGCAGGGAAAGGAATAAATATTTATGATAGGCACGGTAATTGGACTCACACTGAATTAATTGTCACAAATGATGAAAATATAGGGGTTGTAGTAAATAATCTTAATGGCAAAACACAAGAAATAAATGTCTTTAAGATTCATTATTCACAAAAAGGGGTTCACATAGTGCCTGATTACATAAGAAAGAAACAAAGGTACACGATATGATAGCAAAAGATTTTGAAAAATATATTGAAAAAAAGGTTTTGGTTATGCTCACTGACGGCAGAGGGATTGCAGGTGAGCTTGATTCCATTGCTCCTGATTACGATACGGAGTCTGGGAAAGATGAGCTCGAATTGTTTATCGAAGGAGCATATATTGTAGTTCCTGTTGACGAAGTAGAAAGTATCAAAATGGTATAGAACATAACAAAAAAACTAAATACGTTAATTAGCATCGCAATGAAGCGGTGCTTTTTTATTGTCGTTTGTCCATCCGACGTAAAACAGGACAAGAACGGTAGTCCAAGCGTAAGCACTCGCAGGACGTAAAACAGAAAGGAAACTATTACAATGGCATTTACAAGAGACTCACTAAAGCAATTTGGTATCACAGACGATGAGGTTATCACAAAGATACTCAACGCACACCACGCAGAACTAGATCCTGTAAAGGACAAAGCTGAGCAGTACGACAAGGTTAAGGCTGATTTTGACGAGCAGACTAAGTCAATTGAGGGACTAAAGGCCTCAGTAGGAGACAAGGAAGCAATGCAGAAGCAAATCGAAGAGCTTAAAAGTGCATCTGAGCAGAAAGATGCTGCACATAAGAAAGCCATCGAGGACATGCAGAGCAAGCTCGAAGGCGCAGAGTTTGACAAGCTGTTAGATGATGCCATCGCAAAGGCAGGCGGTCGTAGGGCTGCAAGTATAAGAGCAGAGCTCAAACTCGACGAGCTGAGAGCAAGCAAGAATCGTTCAAGCGACATCGAAGCGGCAATCAATGCGCTAAAGGAAGCTGAGGACACATCGTTCCTATTTGGCTCAAATGCGAATCCAACGGGGGCGAAGGTAAGCACTTCTGGCAACGCAAGTGGCGGAGTAGGTGGTACTGACGAGGCTCTAGCCACAGCAAGGGCTGTGATGGGTCTCTCAACAAAGGGAAAGGAAGATTAAAATGGCAAATCAGATTTCAAAATTCAAAATGTACGTTGACCTTCTAGATGAGGTGTATAAGACATCATCAGTTACTGCAGTGCTCGACGGTGCTCCAGAACTAGCACAGCAGGGCGCAAATGCAGATGAGCTTGTTATTCCAAAGATTGACATGGATGGGCTTGCAGACTATGACCGTTCTGCAGGATACACTATGGGAAGCGTAGAGCTCACTAACGAGACTGTAAAGTGTAACTTCGACAGAGGTCGTAAGTTCCTCGTAGATGCAGACGATGATGCTTCTACTGCTGGAGTAGCATTCGGAAGACTATCGGCAGAGTTCGAGAGAACAAAAGTAATCCCAGAGCTTGATGCTTTTAGATTTGCGAGCTACTGCAAGAAGGCTGGTGCAAATGTTGCAACAAGCACAATCACAGATGGCGCATCCGCAATTAAGGCTATCGCAAAGGCATACGACACAATGACCGACAACGAGGTACCAGAGGACGGAAGAATTCTATTCGTATCTCCAACTGTTCACGGAATGATCAGAGACCTAGACACAACTAAGTCAAAAGAGATTCTTGAACAGTTCGCACTCGTTCAGAAGGTGCCAGCTAACAGATTCTTCACAGCAATCGAGATGAATGATGGCAAGACTGGTGGCCAGGAGAAGGGCGGATACAAGAAGGCAGCAACTGGTAAGGCGCTAGACTTCTTGATCGTTGAGCCTTCTGCTGTTATCCAGTATCAGAAGAGAAATGTTAACAAGGCAATCGCTCCAGAGGATAACAAGGATGCAGATGGATGGCAGTTCAACTTCAGAGAAATTGGTATCGCAGACGTTTACGTCAACAAGGCTAACGGAATAGCTGGAGCTTGTAAATAATAGGAGGTAAACAATGGGCAGAATAGTAGGATTGGAATTTAACGATAGTGATGAAATTATCGTTACAGAAGATGTAGAGCCTGAGGCAGTAGAGCCTGAGGCAGTAGAAACGAAAGGTAGCAAGTAATCATGCTGAGCGTATCGTTAGCGGAGTATCAAAGCATCTATGCGGATGTACAGAGCGAAGAAGAGTATGCAATGCTATATGAGAGAGCAGCAATCTTACTACGCGGTTGGACTGCTAGGAGAATTGACAAGGTTGTAACGGAGGATGACTTCCGTTACAGCCAAACAGTATCAGCAATAGTCCATACAATCCACTCGCTAGCAAGTCAAGGCGGTACTGAGGGCGTTATTTCGGTATCAAACGACGGATACTCCGAAATATACGCATCTGCCGAGGACCGCAAGGCGGAGCTTAAAAGTGCTGTCTTCGAGATTCTATCCGGGACAGGATTAATGGGGTGTATATAATGATTTTCACGGACACAATCACAATTTATAGCTACTACAAGGATAATGGCGTTGAAAAATGGCATAGAGCAGTCCTAAAAGGGGTAATGTGGAAGCGAAAGAGAGTTCAATCCGTTAACATAGACGGAAAGCTGAACATTGTTGAGACCGTATCAATCACCATCCCATATAGAGCCTTATATTTGCCATATAAGGAGTTTTTATTATCTAGTGACAGATTGAGTCATTGGACAATCGAAACTGCGTCAAACCTAAGCATAGCCGTCTTGGGAGAGTGTGATAAGGAAATAGGAGATAGCTATAGGTTAAAAGACCTCAAACGAGATTATTCGGATGTGGTTACTCTGAAATCTTTAGCAGACAATACAAATCGAGATCATTTGAAGAACTGGAAAGTGATAGGTGCGTAATGAAGCATGTAAGCTTGAAATTAAAGCTACAAAGCAATGATGACATAAAGCGCCGATTTGCTATTGAAAAGCAAGGAAAGGTGCAGATGTTCATCGACTCAGAGGTGCTAAGACGTTGCGTGCCTTATATTCCCAAAAATGATGGAGATCTCATTAAAAGCGGACAGATTAGTACTGTCATAGGTAGTGGCACTGTAAGGTATACGACACCTTACGCACGCAGATGGTATTATATGCCAGCTAATTTTCAAGGCGCGCCTAAAAGGGGAAATTATTGGTTTGAGCGCATGAAAAGAGAAGGCGGTGCTGCTGCAATAGCACGTGGCGCAAAGCAAATCATGGCGAAAGGGAGTGATTAAGTGACATTATCAGAATCAATCAAAATATGGATGAGAGGATGTCCTGGTCTTGCCCTCTGTGATGACTTTGATACAGACAGATTAAGAGCCGAGGCGGAAAGCTTGGGCATATACAAGCAACCGACCAACGAGACAGTCGACTATATTGACGGCAGTACACTATGCACTGACTATTATTATATCGTTGCTAGGCAAGAGGCTCAGGAAGAGCGCGACAGGGTATCAAATCAAGAGTTCTTGGAGCAGTTCGAGCAATGGATTGCGGAACAGAATTACAAATCGAATTATCCGCAAGGACATAACATCGAAGAGATCTCAGTCGCTAATTCGTTTTATATGCAGGAAACAGACGGCGAGCAAGCTGTCTATCAGATTAGTGTAGGGGTGACCTACAGGAAGGAAAGGTAAAATGGCAGAACAGGTTAAGCGCATTAAAAAGCACATGATCGCACTGTTTATCAACACAGGCACAAAGGAAACAAAGAAGTGGACCAGAATCAAGAAGGCTACAAAACTCGAGATTAAGCTTGATCCACAGAAGCAGGATTATGACTATATCTCAGACGAATCGCCAACAACAGAGCTTGAAGGTTACAAGCCTGGAGTTGATGGCATGCCACTTACAATGTATAAGGGCGAGCCGGATTTTGATTTCATCTGGGAGAAGTTCTACGGACTAGCAACTGGAGCCGACGCAAAGGTCGAGGCTATGATTGTGTTTATTTTTGATGACACACCAAACGGTGCCAACAAAGCATGGCTTACAGAAGCAACGCTAAGCATTGACTCGATGAATGCAGTCGAAGGCACGATTACATTTGACTTGCCATTTGGCGGCACAGTCGAAAAGGGAACAGCAAAGCTTCAGGCTGGCGTTCCAACGTTTACTAAAGCATAAGTAATAAAGGAGTAATAATATGGCAGATATTTTAGTATGGGACGGAGCGGAATACGTTCTCCCTAAGAAAACCCTAGCGGTGCAGAAAAAAATGGACGAGATTGGAAATTTGAGCGTCGCTAATAAGGGTGTAGAGTGCTATCGCAAGCAGTTTGATCTATGCTCAGAGCTTTTAGGCAAGGATAATGCAGCAGTAGTTCTTGACGCAAAAAAGGTAGACGATGTTGATTTGCAGACCCTAACAATCTGCTACAACTCCATCGTTGATGCTTATCTGCAGAGGGTCCGTGAGCATCAGAGACAAAGAGAGGCAGAGCAATTAAATTCACCTGCGCTTGATGTAATTAACGACGTAGCGCAGAGCGTGGATAAGATTGCGAAGCTTAAATAATGCTAACTTTAACAGATCGTCTCCCCGACTCGATTGAGGTTCGTGGGAGGCGTTTTTTTTTAAACACGGACTACCGATACTGGCTAAACTTCCATAAATGTACTGATTTCAGACCTTTATTTAAGGGCAATTCACCTTGCATTCAGACTGAAGGAGGCTGGGGAGTGCCTAACGATATATTCTTGGCACTTGTAGAGTTTTATACAAATCCTTGTCCTGTTCCAAAACAAAGTGATCCAGGTGTAGATACACTAGATTTTGATATTGATGCTGAACTAATATATAGTGCATTTTTGCAACAATATGGAATCGACATCATGGAAATCGAAATGCATTGGCACAAATTCAAGGCACTGCTAAAAGGCATCACTGATAAGACATTGCTCGGACAGGTAATAGGCTTTAGGGCGTCAACCGATAAAGAGTTTAGAGAGCAGCGAAACGCATGGGAGCTTCCAACAGTACTTACGGAAGAGGAAGAAGAACAGTATCGCAAGTTTGACGAAGAGTGGGGATAGTAAATGAATGAAAATGTTTTAGAGATAAAAACCCTGCTTGATACGACAGGTGTAGATAAAGGCGTTGACAGTCTTTCTGGGAGCGTGAGTAGAGGTGCAGCGATGATAGGTGCTGCACTTGTAACGACCGCAGTAGGGCTTGGAACTTTGGCTATAAAGTCATTTGCGCAATACGAACAGCTCGCAGGCGGTGTAGAGACTTTGTACAAAAATAGTAGCAAAGAAGTCATGGCGTATGCAAGTAACGCATATAAGACGGCTGGCATGAGCGCTAACAAGTACATGGAGACAGTAACAAGCTTCAGTGCATCACTATTGCAATCGCTTGATGGCGACACAAAGAAGTCGGCAGAATACGCGAACAGGGCCGTGACGGACATGTCAGATAATGCCAACAAGATGGGCACATCGATAGAGTCTATACAGATGGCGTACCAGGGCTTTGCTAAGCAAAACTATACTATGCTAGATAACCTCAAGCTCGGCTATGGTGGTACTAAAGAGGAGATGCAGCGCCTTATAAAGGATGCATCTAAGATGAAAGATGAGCAGAAAAAACTTGGAATTACTGTTGACGAAAACAGTATGAGTTTTGGCAATATCGTCAATGCACTAAGTGTAATGCAATCTCACATGGGGATAGCTGGAACAACGGCAAAAGAAGCAAACTCTACTCTAGAAGGTAGTGCAAATCAGATGAAAGCCTCGTGGGAAAATCTGCTTACTGCCATTGCTGGTGGAGGGGATGTCGATAAGTCTATGCAAGCCTTTGCTGACTCAATTGCGATATTCTTAAGTAACTTAATTCCAAGGATAAAGGTTGTGGCTAAGAGTCTAGGCAAGGCATTTTCAAAAAGCCTTGTACCAGCGATTATAAAAGGACTGAGTAAACTGGGTAACGCGGTCCCAATAATTAAGCCGTTGACATCAATCTTAAAAGGGCTAATTAAGAACTTTGATAAATTTAAGGTCTTAATCGTGATGGTTGCTTCTGCTTTTATTGCGTATAAAACAGTCGTTACAATTGTTACTGCAGCTCAGGTACTGTTAAATGCAGTTTTGTTTGCAAATCCTATTATGGTTCTCATAATGGCTATTGCAGCGCTCGTTGGTGGTTTTATTTACCTATGGAAAACGTCAGACGGATTCCGTAACTTTTTCATAGGAATATGGACCCATATCAAGAACTTTGTTGGTGCAGTCGTTGATGGGATTGTAACATTTTTTACGGAAACATTGCCGAACGGAATCAAAGCATTTGTATCAAAAGCGATTGACTTTTGGATTTGGTGGGAAACTCTTCCAATCCGAATAGTAATTTATCTAGCGCAGGTGATCGCAAAGATTGCTGCGTGGATTGGCGATTTAGTTAGCCGAGCAGTTAGCGGAATAGCTGATTTTGTGAACAGTATAGTTAATGGTATCAAGAGTTTGCCTAGCAAATTTGTGTCTATAGGTGGTCAGATAATCAGAGGTTTTTGGAACGGAATTCACGACAAGTTTGGCTGGCTAATGGATATGATTGGTGGGTTTTTTGGCAGGGTTAAGAGTAAGATAAAATCCTTCTTTGGTATCAAATCACCATCGCGTTGGGGAGAAAAGGACATTGGTAACAATCTGATTTACGGCATTGCTAATGGTATCACAAGAAAGACCGCGTATGCACTTGGTGTCGTATCAGACTTTACGAGCAGTATAAAAGATCGTTTCGCAAGCGATATGCAAGGAGTTGAGGCTGACTTAACTGTAAACGGTGGCTACAATGGTTCAAGGCTAAAACGAGATGCAATAACGCTACCTCCAGGGGCAAGATATAATCAGATATCACGCAACGGAGTCGGTGCAGGTGAGACAACGGTAATGCAGACAATTAACATCAATCAGCCGGTTGAGACTCCAGGCGAACACGCAAGAGTTTTGCGTAGCGAGGCTGTAAAATTTGGATTGGCAGGTGCGATATGAACAAAATGGTAAATGTGGAGGCCGTCAGAAGTGATGGTCTCCGATTTAGTTATAACAAAAATGATTGGAAAATATTGACGCTTGAAGGTGTTGACTTTCCTGAAATTGAAGTATTTTCAGAGGCGAGAGGGTTTGGCCACGGTGACATTATCACCGGCATAAGAAAGCATGGGCGACAGATTACGTTGTCGGCAAGAATTAACGGCTCTAATGATAGTTTAAGAGCTGAGGTTATCGGATTCCACAATGCTAATCATAAGTATGATTTGTATATCACATATGCTGGAGTCACAAAGATAGCTAAAGACTGTGTTCTCAAAGCAGCAAGCTATCCTTCAAGGAATGTCTATCGAAAGCCTAATCTTGAACTCTTATTTCAGTCACCTCATGCTGATCTATTTGGCGACAGCAAGGACACGACTGCTTTTAGTGACGTAAATCCTATGTGGCACTGGACAAGATATTATGCGCCAGGAGGTGGCAAGCTCGCGTTTGGTGAGATAACAAAGACTGATACAAAGGTAATCAATTATCTCGGAAGCGAACCGGCTCCAATCGTTATCACAATAAAATCAACTGGCTATGTTCCTGGTATCGACATCGAGATGGGTGACCTTAAGACTAGCGTGAAAACGGTCTTAAATGCGTCTGATGTCCTCGTTATTGACTGCGACAAGCGAATGGTCAAAAAGAACGGTAAAGACGCGCCATACAGCGATTTTGACGCTAGAGACCTCATGCAGATGGTGCTTGGCTATGGAGATAATCAAATCAAAATATCTAAAGATGGCAATACGGCATTTACTGCAGAAGTAAGCTTCGTGGGAAGATACGGAGGTGTGTAAATGATCAAGTGTCTAAACAAATTCGGCGAAGAGGTCAAGATGATTGATTTCGTCGAATTGCAATGGAGTAGGAAATATTTTGAGTGCGGGTCATTTGTGCTATACATGGCAGCAAAGGACTATGACTCAGATGTCAAGTACATCCAATGTATTGGGCGCCCTGAAACTGCGATGGTTCAAAAGGTCGTGTATGAGGAGAAAAATAACGGTGAATTTGTCACTTTGTCAGGCTTTTTTATCGACAAAGTACTTGATTGGAGCGCTTATACGATACCGATTTCGACAATGACATTTAAGAGTAAGGCAGAAGTTGAAACGCAATTAAAACAATGGTTACTTGAAACTGTGAGTGACAAGTACGCTCAGCCTGGAGGGGGAACGGTAAAGGGCGCAAAGTTAAGCACAGATAGTGACGTACCAAGCGAGCTGTCTATAAGTGCAGAACTCGGTGAAAGTACAGGCTCTGCTATGCGAAAAGCTTTAAAGTCTGCAGGGTATACACTCATTTGCAGACCGATTTTCTCGGCAAAGGAAGAACCAGGTAAACCGCTTTTAGGCATTGAGTTGCACGTTCAAAAGGGCAAGGATTTGCGTGATGACGTATTTTTTGGAGAGGCTTGGGGCAATATCTCAAAATGCGAATATGCATGTGATGAAAGCGGGATATACAGTGGCTTTTTAGCGAGTCAAGAAATTCCTGATGACTTTAAGACATCAAACGAGGTACACAGCTTTTGGAAGGACGGTAAGAAGGTCAGGGCAATACATGAGTACGTGCAGTTTGATAACAACGTACCTAGTAATCTTGGGCACTGTATTCCGCTCAAAGTTTTTAGTGCAAGCATAAGCGGAGTCGAGATCAAGAGTGAAAACGAGGCACTCATAAGGTCAAAGATGAGAGATGCAGCAAAACTAGAGATGTTAAATAATTACAAGCAAGAGACTATCTCGGTAGATGTATTGCAGCATCGTTTTTATTATCTCAAAGACTACGACCTGGGCGATATTTGTACAATCAATATTGATTCGATACAAAAAGAATTTACTTCCAGGCTCGTCGAAGTCAGAGAGGTTCACTCTAAAAATACAGTAAAAGTCGAGCTTGTCTTTGGAACTCCAAACAGGCAAATTTACAGAAAGGTGGATGTATAGTATGGCAAAGAGTTTTCCATTTGAATCAAAAAGTATAATCGGAAATGAATGGGACAGAGCAATCACAGCCCAGGATGAAAGAGATTTCAACAAGATGTGCTGGGGAAACGGTGTGTTTATTAATCCAATCGATGGGCTAATGGTCACGGCACACGGAGGAATGACCGTCAATGTAAAACCAGGAGGCGCAATCATCGAGGGTGCAGTCTTTAAGGAGAGCAATAACAGACAAATCACATTGTCTCCAGCATCGAGCCTGCCTCGTATCGATAGAATCGTTTTAAGATTTGATACTGCAGAGGATAGGCGAGACATTGACATCTACCTCAAAGAGGGTGTCGCAGCAACGAATCCAGTTGCCCAGAATCTCATCCGTGAGTCAAACTACTATGAGCTAGCAATAGCTGACATAGTTATACCAGCTCGAGCAACATCTATAGAATCGGTTAATATCTCCGATACAAGGATGGACTCAAATCTTTGTGGTTGGGTAGTTCCAGCTGTAGAGTATCGCGGACTATTTGACAACCTATGGCT